CTGCACTGCGGGGTGAAAACGACTGGGAAGTGATTGAATTTCCGGCTATTTTGCCCTCTGGAAACCCACTTTGGCCTGAGTTTTGGAGCAAAGAAGAGCTCGAAGCACTGCATGAAGAACTGCCAAATGCTAAGTGGCAAGCCCAGTATCAGCAGAATCCCGTGGGAAATGAGTCAGCGATTATCAAACGCGACTGGTGGAAGATATGGCCGCACGAGAGAGCGCCTAAATGTGACTATGTTTTGCAGACATGGGACACGGCGTTTGAGAAAACACAGCGGGCTGACTATTCAGCAGGCACAACTTGGGGCATCTTCAATTGCGAAGAAGATGATATGCGCCCAAACATCATATTACTCAACACCTACCGCAAGCGTGTGGAGTGGGTGGACTTGAAGAAAGATGTGTTTAGAGAGTACAACGAGTGGGAGCCAGACGGCATGTTGATTGAGAAGAAAGCCACGGGTGGCCCGCTCATTTACGAACTGCGTGCCATGGGTATACCTGTGCAGGAGTTCACACCGGGTAAAGGGCAAGACAAAATTGCCCGCTTGAACGCAGTATCGGACATAATCGCTTCTGGGAAAGTGTGGGTTCCCGATACTCGTTGGGCTGAAGAATTGGTTGATGAGATTGGGGCGTTCCCGTCAGGCGAGCATGATGACTTGGTTGACGCGACAACACTTGCTTTAATGCGCTTTAGGCAAGGTGGATTCCTCCGACTTCCTAGTGATGAACTAGACGAAGTTAGATTGTTTAAATCGGGCAGACGCGCGGCGTACTACTAAGGATTAATATGGCTACAAGTTCAATGGAAAAAAGTTTATATGCAGCACCTCTTGGTATAGAAGAAGAGCTAGGTGGCATATCCGACATTGAGATTGAGATTGAGAACCCAGAGGGTGTTCGCATTGGCATGGATGGCCTAGAGATAGAAATCGAGCCCGGCACAGAAGGTAAAGAAGGCGAAGAGTTTGACTCTAACCTTGCTGACTTCATGAGCGACGATGAGTTGCAAAGCATTGCTGAAGACATCATGGGTGACGTAGACGGAGACATCAATTCCCGCAAAGACTGGGTTGAGATGTTTGTCAAAGGACTAGATGTTCTGGGGATGAAGTATGAAGAGCGTACTGAACCGTGGCTCGGTGCTTGCGGTGTTTACTCAACGGTACTTACAGAAGCTGCTGTACGGTTCCAGAGCGAGACTATCATTGAAACGTTCCCTGCTGCGGGCCCGGTCAAAACCGAGATCATCGGCGCAATTGATAAACTTAAAGAGCAGGCGGCGGAGCGTGTCAGAGAAGACATGAACTACCAGCTTACTGAGGTAATGTCTGAGTATCGCCCTGAGCATGAGCGCATGTTGTTTAACTTAGGTCTGGCTGGATCAGCGTTTAAGAAAGTTTACTACGACCCAGCGCTTGGTCGTCAGACTTCGGTGTTTATTCCTGCTGAAGACATCATCATTCCTTACGGCTCCTCTGGCGCACGTACAGCAGAGCGCGTGTCTCACATCATGCGCAAGACAAAGAACGATGTAAAGAAGTTGCAAGTTGCAGGCTTCTATCGTGAGATTGAGTTAGGTGAGCCTGCTCAAGTACACACAGACGTTGAGAAGAAAAAAGCCGATGAACAAGGCTACAGCTTAACGGACGACGACCGCTATCAGATTTATGAAATCCAGATTGATTACAACTTACCCGGCTATGAAGATGAAGATGAGATTGCTCTTCCGTACATTATCTCTATTGATAAAGGCACAAACAAAATCCTCTCTATCTACCGCAACTGGGAAGAAGAAGACGATCTCAAAATTAAGCGCCAGCATTTTGTCCAATACGATTACATACCCGGCTTTGGTGCTTATGGCTTTGGCTTCATACACCTTATTGGTGGCTATGCCCGGGCCGGTACATCTCTTATTAGACAACTTATTGACGCTGGCACACTGAGCAACTTGCCCGGTGGTTTGAAGACCCGTGGCTTACGAATCAAAGACGACGATACCCCAATTTCTCCCGGTGAGTTCCGCGACATGGACGTGCCTTCTGGTTCAATCCGTGACAACATCATGGCTTTGCCATACAAAGAACCATCGCAGGTTTTGGCGGGTCTCTTAGATAAGATCACTGAAGAAGGTCGCCGACTGGGTTCTGTTGCTGACATGAAGGTCAGTGATATGAGTGCTAACGCACCTGTTGGTACGACGCTGGCTATTCTTGAGCGTCAGTTGAAGACTATGAGTGCTGTACAAGCCCGTGTGCACTACAGCATGAAGCAAGAGTTTAAGCTCTTGAAGAACATCATCCGTGACTACGCACCGAGCGAGTATGAGTATGACCCAGCCAGCGGTGACCGCATGGCCAAGCAGTCTGACTACGATGCAGTTGATGTCATTCCAGTAAGTGACCCCAACAGCGCGACGATGGCTCAGCGCATCATGCAGTATCAAGCTGTTATTCAGTTGGCGCAGCAAGCACCGCAGATCTATGACTTGCCGCAGTTGCACCGTCAGATGATTGAAGTGTTGGGCATCAAGAACGCAGACAAGCTCGTGCCCACAGAGGACGACGAGAAGCCGAAAGATCCAATCAGCGAGAACATGGGCTTCCTCAAAGGCGAGCCAACTCGTGCGTTTATCTATCAGGATCAAGACGCGCACATCGCTGTACATACGACGTTCATGAGAGATCCGATGATTGCGGCAACGATGGGTCAGAACCCCATGGCTCAGCAGATGATGGCTGCTATCCAAGCGCACATTGCAGAACACTTAGCGTTCTCATACCGCCGCAAGATTGAAGAGCAGATGGGCGTGCCACTTCCCCCACCCGGAGAGCAGTTGCCAGAGCAGGTGGAGGTGCAGTTGTCTCAGTTGGTTGCGCAAGCATCCGCTCAGCTTCTCAATGCAAACATGGCTCAGCAGCAACAACAGCAAGCCCAGCAAATGCAGCAAGACCCGCTGGTGCAAATGCAGCAAGCAGAACTCCAGATCAAGGCGCAAGATGCCAAGACCAAAGAGCTCAAAGTACGTGGCGACTTGCAGCTTAAAGCCGAAGAGCTATCACTCAAAGCACGCGAGAGCGCAGCTAGAACGGGTGAAGATCCAAACATGGCAGCGATGCGTATGCAGCAAGAGATCATGCAGGCGCAGGAGTTACACGCCCTAGAAGTTGCAAATCAGCAACAGCAGCAACAAGTTCAGGCGCAGCAAGCCCAGCAGCAAATAAGTCAGGGCGACCAGCGACACAAGATGGAGATGTTGCAGAAGATGATGCAGGCAAAACAGCAAGCCCAACAACCGCCCGGTGAAGGATAAATATGGACAGAAGAATCCTAGATTTGCTCTCCTCTAAGCTCGAAGAGCATCGTAAGAGTCAAGCTGAAGTTTTGTGTGATGGTAGCGCGAAATCCTACGATCACTACAAAGAACTGTGCGGTTTTATCCGAGGTCTCCAGACTGCGCAGTACGAAATAGGTGACCTCGTGCGTAAATTAAAGGACTCTGAAGATGACTGAATTTGATGTTAGTGCGGTGGACTTATCGGCGGTACTTAATGTATCTGCTGAGGAGAAAGCCAAACAAGTGCCCGATCCGGCTACATATCACATACTGTGTATGTTGCCCAAGGCCGAAGAGGAGTTTAGCGAGACTGGGATTTTGAAGTCTGCTACTGCTATGTATCACGAGGAGCTACTTTCCCCCGTGTTGTTTGTGGCCAAGATTGGCCCCGATGCTTTTGCAGATAAAGCCCGATTCCCCTCTGGCCCTTCCTGTAAAGTTGGTGACTTTGTGTTAGTACGTCCTAACACGGGAACCCGCATGAAGATTCACGGTACAGAATGGAGACTCATTAATGATGACTCTATTCAAGCGGTCGTACAAGACCCCCGTGGCATTCAACGCCCAACTTAAGGAGTCATCATGGCCAAAGACGAAGAATATAAATTCCCCGACGAAATAGAAACCAAAGCCGACAAGGAAGAAAAAGTCGAGTATGAAATTGAAGGCGAAGGTGAAACACAAGTCGAGGTAGTAGACGATACCCCTGCGCAAGACCGTGGGCGTAGCCTCATGGAAGAGCCTCCCAAGGATTTTGCCGAGGACGAACTGACTAAGTACGATGAGGGTGTGCGCAAGCGCATTCAGCATTTTACGAAGGGCTATCACGAAGAACGCCGCGCTAAAGAATCAGCAGAGCGGGAGAGAGAAGAAGCTCTACGTATTGCCCAAGCTGTGGTTGAGGAGAACAAAAAGCTCAAAGGCTCTTTGAACACCAACCAGCAAGCCCTGCTAGAACAGGCTAAAAAAGTAGTTGGTAACGAGGTTGAAAAAGCTCGTGTTAAGTACAAAGAAGCCTACGAAGCGGGTGATTCTGACGGTATTGTGGAGGCCCAAGAAGAGCTTATTGCCGCTAAATCTAAGATGGAGCGCGTAAACAATTTTAGGCCAGCCCCTTTACAAGAAGAAAAAACTGATGTACAAATACCACAACAAGTTACAAAACAGCCACCAGTAGATCAAAAAGCTCTGGCTTGGCAATCAGAAAATAAGTGGTTTGGTGCTGATGATGAGATGACTAGCTTTGCACTTGGGCTCCACACCAAGCTAGTTAAATCTGGAGTTGATCCTCAGTCCAACGAGTATTACGAGAAGTTAAATTCTCGGGTTAGACAAGTTTTCCCAGATCAGTTTGAGTCTGAGAAACCGGTGAATGCGCCAACTTCGCCGAAAAGATCAAACGTTGCACCTGCAACCCGTAGCACAGCGCCTAAAAAGATCGTGCTTACGCAGACACAGGTGAATATCGCCAAGCGGCTTGGAGTTCCTTTGGATCTCTATGCTCGTAAGGTTGCGGAAGAACAGTTAAGGAAATAAAATGGAAAAGTCAACACGTTTAGCACGAGAGCTCGATACCCGCGAGAAGACGGAGCGCCCAAAACATTGGATGCCCCCTCAACTTCTACCCGATCCCAATCCGGAACCGGGTTATGCGTTTCGCTGGATCCGAATTGCTTCGTTAGGCAAAGACGACGCCACTAATATTTCTGGAAAACTACGCGAAGGCTGGGAACCCGTTAGGGCTTCTGACCACCCTGAGATTCGTATGTTTGGCTCTAGCGGTAACGCAAGGTTCCCAGACAGCGTTGAAGTGGGCGGTTTGTTGCTTTGCAAAACACCTGTGGAATTTACTGAACAGCGCAATTCGTACTATCGCAATCAAGCGGAAGCACAAATGCAGTCAGTAGACAACAC